CAATAAAGAAGTTCACTAAGGACTTAACACCCAGACAACGTAAGACTATGAACAGCCATGCACGACATCATTCTATAAAGCATATGAAAGAAATGGCTAAAGACTTGAAAGCAGGAAAGACGTTTGCTCAAGCACACACAAGGGCAATGCGGAAAGTCGGCAAATGAATGGGTTTACAACCACAGCAACTATTTCTGAACTCATAGACAAAAGACCGATAGGACGTAAAAGAAAACGTACCAGAAAGAACAAAATGCCCTTCAAAGGCAATTTAAAAGCCGTACAGCGTCTATTGCCGATAAAAAGGGTAAAGTAACGCTGAAATAGTTAAGACCGCACAGGAACGTTTATTTCGATAATCTCTTTTATCTGGTCTAAACATTCAGTAACCCCACCTTTCACAATAAAATGAGGTGTTTCCATAGCTTTTGATTGCACCGCCCAAAGCTTTTGAGCATCTGAAAGCCTACCTTTTTCATTCTTCAACTCAATATAAAGAATACGCCCTTCTGGATATTCTACAATAATATCAGGACAACCAGACTTCAAACCCATCTTTTTCAGCTTTAAATGATAGCCAATAGACTTTTGGCCTTCATTTGGAACATGGAAGTGCCGAAAATGGTAATATTTACACAAGTAATTTAGGTAGTCATTACAGGCTATTTGTATGTCTGATTCTTTTGTCATGGGGGTAAGTTCTAAATTCTAATGAGATTTGACCCATCTAAGTTATAAAATTTACCCCCAAGCTATACAAACGAATTGGAGTTCACTTTGTATATTCCGCTTATTTAGGAGGAATATCATAAAAATACCAAAAAAAACACATAATCACAATATTTTTGTTTGACTATTGAATAAACCTAGCTTAGAATCTAGGTTATTAATGATAATAATAATAGATTGGAGTTCAAATGATAAATAGCAAAAAAGAAATATTGAAAGAAATAGATAACCAAAATCTAAGTCTTTATAAAGACGAGGGTGTTTATTATTTCTTTTACGATGATGGAAATGTATTTGAGTCCTTGTGTACTCACGTTCTTTCTCTAAATGATTTACCACTTTCACGTTGGAAAGATATGGCAGTTGAATTTATAAATCAACATGAGGGGGTAAGCTAATGAAACTCACACCAATCAGCATTGAAGACGTAACGGAAAATTTATACACCGACTACTGGATGGATTGTACTGATGAGGGGGAAACCCCTCTTCAGAAAAGCGAATGGTTAAAGCTTGAGGGAGTAAAGCAAAACATCACACACGTTCATTCTTTATTCACTAAAATAAGGGAGCAGAAATAATGTGTACTAACTGTAAAATCATTGAAGACACTAGGCTTCAAATCAGAAAAGAGCATGGTTCAATTTTCTGGACAGTTCCTTTCAAAGACTGGAAAGTTGCTAACCCTAGCATTGTGGATGCTTCTAACGCTTGTAAGGCTGACAAAGATGCCAAAGAACAAGCTAGGATAGATAGACTAGCTGAAAAGCACAGGAATGAGTATCTTTCTAACGACTTGTTTTTTATTTGGGATGAATATTGCACTACCCCACAAAAGATTGAGTTGTGGAGAGATGGCAAACCTTATGGCTACAATGAATGTTACAGATGCGATGGTCGTGGTATTTATCACTTTTTCACAACTATGGGTGCTAGTGGTGGTACTTGTTTCAAGTGTAATGGTGAGGGCAAAATTCAATCTAGGCTATATCTCAAAAAAGAAATGAAATGGCAGAAGTCAGCCAAGCTTAGACTAGATGCAAAAAGAATAAATCATTATGACATTCTCATTGAAGCGGATGCCCTTAAAAGGATTGCTTACAACTACTCTGAAAAGGGTGTAGCACAAAGAGCGAAAAGATTATCTTGGAAGAAAGACAAGATACTTACCAAAAACAAGTCAGAGTTCGTTGGACAAGTAAAGGACAGGGGTACATTTGACCTAACCCTTACTTTCAGAAAAGACTTTGAAACAGATTTTGGGGTAAGTTTTCTAAACACTCTTAAAGATGCTCAAGGTAATGTCTTCACCTATTGGGGTAATTCTTTTCTTGATGTTGAAGTAGATACCACCATCACAGTCAAGGCAACCATCAAAGACCACAGGGAATATGATGGAACAAAGCAGACAGTAATCAACAGACCTAAAATCATAGAGGGGGTAAGCTAATGATAGAACAACCAACAAAAATTGGAAACTCAGAACTCTATACAGCTAGGGTTCTGAACATGGGGGTGGCTAAATACTTTAGTCTGGTTAAGGAATATTCAGAAATCCTTACCAAAGCTAGGGAAGCCAAAAAACAAGACCTAGAAAAGAATGGTGAACAGGCAGAACTTAGTCTTATCTATGGGGTCAGAAAAGAACTAAATCAATTGGTTCTACAAAAGCTAATGAAAGAAAAAATAATAAAATTTGGAGCAGATAAAAGATGAATAAGATTGAAGAAATAATAAAGCAGTTAGAAGCCTTAATTGAAATTGAACAAGATAGTGTAGCTGATTATAAAGAGATGCTTTTAAGAAATAATAGTGATGAAGACCAACTTATTAACTTCACAAGCTTTGCCTTACAAATAAAAGTAGCAACCGCACAAATCAAAGCATGGAAAAGAGCAATATTTTTTGTTCGTAAAATTAGTGAGGAACAAGGGTCATGAATAAATTTTTTGAAATAGCATTTGATGGCTTAATTTTGTTTATGATTTTTTATAATGGCTACTGGTTGTTAAAACATTTCACATAGACATAACCCAAAAACTAATATAGGTTTTAAATTGAATTGGAGTTCAAATGGAAAAATCAAAACTAATTTTCACTTTATTGTCAGTAGCTATTGTTAGTGGGTGTTCAACCATGCCAATAGTTGATAGTAGAGGAAAATCGTCAGCCACAATTAAGGGTGACATGAACCGCTTTCACGATGATTATTATACCTGCAAAAGCTTGGTAGAAGACCAAACAAGTTACGTTTTCGACAAAAGCAAAGTGGTCTATAACTCGATTCGTTGGAGGGTGCTATGGCTTTCACCTAAAGCAAATACCAGAAAGGATTTTGTAAATAGGTGTCTTGAAGGTCGTGGCTATAATGTAATCAATAAATAATAAGGATTAAACAAATGATAATAGATAAAATATTCGATAATACGAAAGATGGAGTACCTAATTACTCTATCGACTTAATAGATGGCACTAGGCTTTACTATAGGGGTACAGTTATGAACCCCATGCCACAATCTGGTGATGCTATTAACTACACAGTCATAAATACAAAGACTTCAGCTAATGGCAACCCATATACCAATATTAAGGACGTTGAGATAGCATCAATGCCAAATGACCAACAGGCATCCTACCAACCCCCACAAGCACCGCAATATTCACCCCAACCGCCACAACCAATGCCACAGGCTAATAATAGCTTTACACCTAAACCTGCTACTGGTGGCATGAATAAGAGCGATACACAGCGGTTAGATATATTCGTAACTGGTGTTGTTGGTCGTTCTATGGGGTCTGGTCACTTCTCAGTAAGTGATATTGAGGAACTTACAAAAAACGCTGTAAGGGCATTTGATGAAAACCTTAAAAAACTATAAAAAGCTTTTTTCTGACTTTTGGGGATATCACGAAAACGATATTCCCATCTGTTGGAATTGCAATAAAGAGGTGGCTGTTGATATTCATCACTTAATTCCGAAGGGAATGGGTGGAGTCAAAAACAACAGGCTTAACAGGATTGATAACCTTTATGCTCTTTGTAGAAAGTGTCATACTTTAGGACATTCCGATAAGGAGTTAAACGAGCAATGGAAAAAAGATTTATTAGAACGTATCGAATGGAAAAAGGGAAATCCTAATGATTGGTGAAAAATTATGCAAAGAGGTGGTGAGAATTATAAAAAGTCGTGGCAAAAACTATGGCGATATCAAAACAAACCATCAAGAAATAGCTAAAGGGTGGTCGGTTATACTAGGAATAGAGGTAAAACCGCATCAAGTGGCTTTGTGTAACGACTGGCAGAAGACAGTAAGGCTTAAAGCTAATCCAAAGCACCATGATAGTTACAAAGACAAAATCGGTTACATGATAACGTATTCGGAGTGCATAAAATGAGCGATATTTATTCATTACAGTTTGACCCCCATAAAATTTCGCATCAGCAAGAAGAATTAGGGATGATATTTGCTGATTTAGATACAGCCGTAGAACTAATGAAAAAAGAGGAAAAAATGATTATAGCGGAACTAACACTTCAATTTTCACGGCAAAAAATGTATAAGAATATGAAAGAATTAGATGGTTTGATATTTAACCATGACAAGTTTAGGGATTTTACTAACAGATTTAGTGAAACCTTAAAAAGAAGGAATAGAGCCAAGATAAGGTTCGAATCCTTTAAAGCGTTTAGAGATGACCTAAGAACTAAGGTAGTCAATGAACGAGAACTAGCTAAACATAATTTATAGAAAGGAATTATTATGCTAAAAAAATCACAAAAGGAAAATATCCTAGAGTACCTTCAAATAGGTAACAAAATCACCCCACTAGAAGCCTTATATCAGTTTGGTTCTTTTAGATTGAGTGCCATCATCTTTGAATTAAGGCAAGAGGGTTACAACATAATCACTCATAACAAATCAGTCGATGGCAAAACTTTTGCTGAATATGAACTCGTGAAGGGTCAAAACAATGGTTGATTATGATAATTCAAAAAGTTTCCTTGAGTGGGAAATGGACAAAGCTATAGACCAAAAAAAAGAACACGCTTTAGCCAAGCACTCAAGTGAAATAAGGGTAATGGATAGGCTTATAAATGCTATTGATGAGTATTTAATTCGATTTGGCAGGGAAAGTAATGTGCATGACCAATGCTTTGAGTTGAAAAAACAAATTGAAGAAAACAAAAAGCACACTCAAGAATATATGGACAAAATATGATAGAGCATTTTGAAAAATTTGATTTGTTGCCATTATCTTTCTCACACCTTAATGAGTTCGCTTTTTACAGGGAACGATGGGCGTTAAAAAGAATATTTGGCTATGATTTCCCTACAAGTGCGTCTGGTATAAGGGGTCAGTCTGTTGAGTCTGGTGTCAATATGTTTCTTAATGGAATACCTTTAGAAGAAGCTACAGAAAAGATGTTAGCGGAGTATGATACTAATTGCTCAAGGATAAATGACCCAAAAATAGACGATGAACGAAATAACTTAGTGCCACTATTAAATCTAGGAACTAAGGAGTTTCAGAAATACGCTTACTCATGGAATCTATTGACCTACCAGAAGAAGGTAGAATTAGAAATAGATACTATACCTTTTGTGGGTTATACGGACTTTCACTTTGAAGATAAAAAGACAAAAGAAGATTTTTATATTGATTTGAAAACGTCTAAAAACCTACCCCAGAGAGTTAGTATTTCTCACGCCATGCAACAATCCATATATCAACACGCTACTAACGCAACTCAGCATCTATGGTATCTGAAGAACCCTACCAAAACGAAGGATGCTGAATTTATTGCTATGTCGTTAGATGATTATGGTGAGCCTATGCGAATATGTAAGCACATTCTAAAGGTTATGGGTAATTACTTAAAAACTGTTGATACCCAAGATGACGTTAGAAACTCTCTAGTTCCAAACCCAGACAACTGGATATGGAAAGAACCTACTGTTTTTCAAGCTAGAAAGGACGTTTGGGGGTATTAAACCAAAAAACCCCTTTAGGTTTTAAACTAGAGGGGTTACAATAAACTAAATTGGAGTTCTAAAATGATTATTCACGAAAATTCAAAACCAACGCAGAAAATGAAAGCTTGGTACTTATTCACAGAAGACTTTATTGCAGGTACGCAACACCTATCAGCACAATCACTAGGCATATACATAAGGCTTTTATGTTTCAACTGGAATAAACGATGTGCAGGTATACCAAAAGATAAGGAAACACAGTACAGAATAGCCAGTTGTTTTACTAATAGTGAATGTAGTAGCTGTGATAATGTGATAAAAGAGTTCTTTGTTCTTGTTAATGACCATTATCAAAATGAAAGACAATTACAGGAATATCTTTATATTTCAAGGCGTATGGAAGCATCTAAGGAAAATGGTAAGCTTGGTGGAAGACCAAAAAAACCTAGCACCGAACCTAGCGATAACCTAGATAAAACCCCCCTAACCCCTACCC